AAATATGGTCCTCCAAAACGGGTGGCTTATTTTAGTAGGCACGCCCCAACGTTACGACGACCTGCTTATGGATATTATGCAAAATCCTAGTTACACCCGCAAAAAATACCAAGCTGTTTTGGATTGGGATGAGAAAAAGGTTTTATGGCCTGAATACTACTCTTGGGAAACTCTTATGCAGCGCCGTGAAGAAATAGGCTCGTTGGCGTTTGACCAAGAATTTATGTGCGAACCCGTCGATGAGTCTAGTAGTTTATTCCCCTACTCTCTTATTTCTCAAGGGTTTGATTCCGAGGCTACTCTTATATCAGAATATAAAGGCCCATGGAAGGTTTACATCGGTTGTGACCTTGCCATATCGGCCTCAACAGGCGCTGACTATACTGTTTTTATGACAATAGCGGTTGATGAGTTTGGGAATAGGCATATACTCGATATTTTCCGAGCTAAAGGCCTATCATACAAGGCACAAGTGCAAAAAATTATAGAGCTGGCCCGCCGATATAACCCCCGTCTAATTCTTGTTGAGAGTAACCAATTTCAGAAAATAATCGCCGATATGCTAAAAGAATACACGGACCTGCCTGTACGCGAATATGTAACAGGCCGCAAGAAAACGGATTTAACAGAGGGCGTCCCATCTTTACGTGTGTTATTTGAGAACAAAAAAGTAAAGATCCCGCGGGGGGATAAACGCAGTATTGACGCTACTGAAGTTTTTGTCAGAGAATTAAACGCTTTTGGTTTTAGAGAAGGTAAATTGGAGGGTATAGGTGAGCACGACGACACAGTTATGGCCTTTTGGATTGCCAACGAGGCCGTAAAGCAGGAAAAAATAGGTTTACAATTCCTTGAATGGTGATATATATGTGGATTATAAAACGTTCTGTTTGGCGAAAAATCTCAAAAGATTATATAGAACATCAAGGCATAGAAATATTAGGCCGCTTTTTCACACGGCAAGATGCTTTAGATTGGATATACAAAAAAGGCTTAGAAATTTATTATACCGATTACGCTAATCGTGAAATCTGGTTAAATTCTGTTACAAGGTGAATAATTATGTTTGAAAAAATAAAGTTTTGGAAAAAGAAAAACCCCCAAAAAACAGAACCACAAAAAGTAGTGCTGGAGAGCGCTGTTGATAAAACACAGTTTTTGTATCCTAATGTTTTTAACGCAATAGACACAGAAAATATACAAACAAATAGACGGGCGGTTTTGACAGAGTGGTTTTTTTCTGCGCCTTATGGCCAGCCCCGCCAAGTAGATATTTTAGAGCTCCGCGAATTAGCCCGCTCCCCTTGGGTCACTATGTGCGTGAACGCAATAATAGACGAGATAACAAGCACGCCATGGGCTATTGTACCAAAAGACGAGAAAAATCCGAATACGGCTAATGTCGATAAGGTAATGGAATTTTTCAAAAGGCCAAACAAAAACGACGAGAGCTTTGTTTCTATTCTGAGAAAAATATTGCGTGATATTTTAGAAATCGATGCGGGTGTAATTGTAAAGGTATTTGGGGACCGCGGCAAGCTTGAAGAGATATATGCCGCCGACGGGAGTAGTTTCTTAATCGACGTTGATAGATACGGTAACGTGAAAGGTTATTGGCAGTATTCTTACGCTGCCCCCCACTCCGAACCGATTAAATTTGATGACCGCGAGATTGTCTATATAAAAGCCAATCCCCGCTCATACTCCGTGTATGGGTGGAGCCCCATACAAAGCTTAAGAGAAATACTAAAAGCCCTTGTAAAATCCGCCGAGTGGAATCAAAAGTATTTCGAGCAGGGGGCTGTACCGCAAGGTATTCTTTCGCTAATCGGTATGTCAGAAACTGACTTCAACCGCTTTAAAGCTTATTGGAATAGTCAAGTGCGGGGCGCTCCCTATAAGGTCCCAATAGTAGGCAACGACGTAAAGTGGATACCGCTAAATCTCTCAAACAAGGATATGCAGTTTCTTGAGTCCCAAAATTGGTATTTAAAACTTGTAATGGCGATGTTTAAGGTCCCGCCCTCGATGTTGGGCTTTACGGAAGATGTGAATAGAGCAACCGCTTACGAACAAGGGCGGACATTTACAAGAAAAGCTATTTTACCATTATTGCGGCTTTTAGAATACCATATCAATCTCGAGATTGTTTCAGAATTAGCGGACGACGTTGAATTTAAATTCAACCCAAGCGACCCCATAGAAGAACAACGGCAGTTAGAAATATGGGAGAAAAAGCTACAAATGGGCCTAACAACAATAAACGATATAAGAGTAAACGAGATGGGCCTTGACCCCGTGCCATGGGGCGATAAACCTTTCTCACTACAAAACTTCACGGCCCCCAAACCCGAGATGCCGATGTTTGATATGCGGCCCGAGAACAGAGAACCTAGCTCCCCCAACAGAAAACAAGAGCCAGAGCTGCGTAACCCACAAGAAGATGAGAAAAAAAAGCTACTTAAACCAAATTTTACTAAAGCGGACCGCGACGTTTTCTACAAGCTTGAGAACCCCAGCCAACGGCAAGAAGATCCCCGCGTGATAACCAACATAAAAGCCCTTGAGCACGAGTTTAAGACACAAATAGCCAGCGTTTTTGAGAAGCACGAAACAGAATTACTCGAGTTTCTACAAAAAATCAAAACGGGTAATACAAATATGCCAGAGGAAAAGAAGATTTTCGAGGCAATAGCACAGGGCAATATAGAAAAAAGCATAATTGACGAGTTATCGCGTTTAGTATCGAGAATACTCACGACACAGCGCTCCGAGTTTGTCTTAACGATGAAAAATTTAGTAGAAAAAGGTATAATAGCGGGCGGCGAAAAAGCCAACAACGAGCTACATATAGGCACAACATTTGAGCTCAAGGACCCCGACGCTATAAGAGCCATAGAAGATTATCCCGAATGGCTGGCGACCAACAAATACGACGACGTGGCGAACAGAATAAAAGAAGTAATAGTGGACGGCCTTAAAAATGGCTACTCAATTGATGATATCGCGGCAGGCATACACCAAGAGTTTAACGCTCTAAAAGGCTGGGAAGCCGAGCGAATAGCCCGCACGGAGGTAATAAGAGCCACAAATATGGGCCGTGAAATCGGCTATATACAGAGCGGCCTTGTAAAAGGCAAGCAATGGGTTGTCACTTGGGACGACCGCTTGTGCGAGTATTGTAGGCCAATGGCGAACCAAATAGTCGGGCTAAAACAGAAATTTAAGAGCGCTGATTTTGGCTATGTAGATACTCCCCCCCTACATCCCAACTGCCGCTGCACAATAGTCCCCGTCCTGCGCGATGAAGTAGAACTCATAAACGGCGGGTATGTCATAAAAACAAAGAAAATGTTACAAATAGAACAGAAATATAAAAAACCGCTATCGGCTCTTTTAGAAAAATGGTATATAGAACAAGGGCTGGGCACGGACGAAATAGCGGCAATGACAGGTGTTTCAAAAATGACCATATCAAATTGGCTTAAGCAATTTAAGATCCCGAGACGACCTAAAATCGGCGACCCCGATTTTGACAGCTATCATAAATAACACTTTTTCACTTTTTATAAGACATATTGAAAAAACGTTATTCTATGCATTTATAAGGAAGTTTAGGGATATATATCTTGTTAATAAATAAACAATAATGCACTGCAAACCGTCGCTATCCCCCCTTATTATGCGACGGGCAGAGATGCCCAGATGTAGTGGGTGGCGTGGCGGCGTACCACGCACAAGCTTACGCCCCGCTAAAAAGCGGGTGTTGGCCGTGTAAACAAGAGAGCCCGTCGGGCAATTTTCGGCTATTTGGGCGGGCTGGGGCTGTGCAACGTCCCGCCACCCCATAAACTCTCCTTTTAGGTGTTTTATATGGTAAATTCAAATTACATAAAAGGTCGCCGTTTTGAGTATTACATCAAACAAAAACTCAAAAAATACGGTGGCCTAATTATACGTGCGGGGGCCAGCAAGCCTATTGATTTGATTTACATCACACGCGAGCTTGTTTTTGTGCTTGAGTGCAAAAACAAATATCTTACCAAAAAAGAGATTGAAAAAGAATACTTACTATTACAGGGCAAGATCCCGCACAACCCTTTTGTGATACCTGTTCTTGTTTTTCGCGATAAAAACAACAAAATTCAAACTAAACCCCCAAAATTTTTTGATTTATTTATAAAGCGCGAACATAAATAACATTTGTAACAATAACGATACCTTTTTATACTTGTTTATACATATATATGCTTGTAGGCGGTGATGATGTGTCACCAAAAGCTGACCGCCCAGAAACGGGCGGAATGATTGAGGGAAATTCCCGCATAACCGCCTACACCTTTTTTACTTTGTTACAATCAAAAATAAAAAGGCGATGTAAATGGCAGAGTTACCTGACGAGCCCCAGCGATGCCCACGTTGTGGCTCATTTGATATAACAATTACCGAGAATTACGACAAACACGGCCGATTTATCGGCTATCACTTACGTTGCAATGAATGCGGTTACGAGGGTGATTACTCTGGCATATTACCTCCGATACCGCCCCCCTAATTACCTTTTTTTCTTTTTTTGATTATTTAATTAAATATTCCTTTATTTATATTTGTAAATTTTTCTCAATCTACTCATTTTAAAGTTAGTATAAATAGGCCCTATGACATAGTCTATATCACAGGAAATTGGTGATAGCTATGTCGCAAGAAGCCATTACAGAAACAACTCTAGAGAAGAGTTTTACTTTTGTTATGCCGATTGAGAAAATCGTGGACGCTCCAGCGAGAATTATCGAGGGGTACGCAAGTACCACAAATGTTGACGAGGAAGGTGACATCATTGCGAAGGAGGCCCTTGCCTACGCTTTGGACGACTATATGAAATATCCCACAGTTCGCTTTATGCACCAACGGGAGCCGATTGGAAAAACCATAGATGCAAAGGTTGACGATAGAGGTCTTTTCGTACGAGTTCAGATCACGGACAAAACAAATAGAGGAAATGAGGTGTGGGGCCTAATTGAGGACGGTATTGTCAAAGGGTTTAGCATCGGTGGCCGCGTAATAGCTGCAAAGCGATACTTTGACAAGAACTTGAAAAGAAATGTCACGAAAATCACAAAAATGAAGCTGATTGAAATCTCACTTGTGGATAGCCCCGCAAATCGAGAAACTTTGTTTTCCGTGATTGGTAAATCTCTAGAACTAGACAACAAAGAAGATTACACAGATGAAGAAATTGCACTTCTTGCCACGGCGACCTTGTTGAAAGAAAAATCCCCCTACATCAATCCCGATGGGACATTCAAGGGCGGATTTGAAGGATGCGTTAAACACTTCACACAAATAAAACATATGCCTGAAGAGAATGCAAGAAAACTTTGTGCATACATCGGCAGAAAAGCGGGAAAAATCCCAAAAATTATGGAGGTAACAACCGTGAAGGAGGAAACCGTAAAGAAGGAAAAAGAAGAAGTTGAGAAAGTAGAAAAAGAAGAAAAGAAAGAAGAGCAGAAACAAGATGACGTTTCAAAAATTGTGAATGAAAAATTTGAAGAATTGAGGAAGTACATTGACGAAAAGTTTGCTAGTATACGGGAAATTATCGAGCCGAAAAAAGAAGAAAAAAGAAAGGCTCTTATAGAAGAGGCACCAATCGAAAAAACAAATGAAAAGGCTGAAGACGAGCCGTTTACAATCAAAAAATTCTTACAAAAAATGGTAGGTGTGTGAAAAAATGGCAAAAAATGTTGGATTCGGAACAGTTTCAGACACGTTTCTCACCGAAGCCGTGTATAGAACTAGCTTCGGTGAGCTTTGGCACGAGACACCATATTACGACCCTTGGAGAGGGATTGACCGTAGAAAAGAGCTCGGTGTTCAAATTGAAAAGGCTTTGAACATTTCAAGCAATTCCGCGTTGATTCCCGTCTATGTGGATCCTGACATCATCAATCTTACAAGGCGTAATACGCCCTTCTTGGAGCTCTTACCACGTGTAACCAATCGTGGGAAGACTGCTGACTATAACAAAATCACAGCAATTGGATCCGCGACTTGGGAAGCTGAAGACGCTACTTTGACAGAGCAAGACATAACAACTGTACGAGCAAGCACAAACATTGCATTTGGATATGCTGTGGGACGTGTCACAGGACCAATGGTTGCTGCGTCTCGTGAATACGTAGACGCTATGAACTTGGCAATTCAAAATGCCACCTTGCGTTTACGTCTACTTGAAGAAACCACCGCCTTGCGTGGATCGACAAACGCTGGGGACGATACTGACATCTACGCCGTTGATACCGATGGGTATGATGGCTTAATCAAGCTAATTACGACAAATACTACAAATGCAGCGGGGGGTACTATCACAATCAGTATGTTACGCGATTCAATTAGAAGCGCAATTGAAAACAACGGAAATCCAAACTTAATTGTAACTGACTACAAGACATTTAACGACCTTAAGAGCCTCTTACAAGATTACGTAAGATACATTGACATAAACACCGAGATACAGTTCGGAATCAAAGGGATTGAGTTCGATGGAATCCCTGTATTGCCTTCCAGAAGTATGCCCAACGTAGCAAACAAGAGACATCTACTCGTTCTCGATATGTCTGTGATTGAGATGCGAGTTTTGCAAGATTTGATGTACGAGGATCTTGCAAAGACAAATGATAGTCGCAAGTTTATGGTCAAGGTATACGAGGCACTAGTCCTGAAGGCCGAGCAATTCTGTGCAAAGATTTACAACCTAGCGTGAAGGTGATTGGAAAATGGTCGATATCAAAGGGGCTGCTAGCCCCAATATAGATGGTAGGATGATTGTTGACGCTGGGACAAGCTCTTGGACAACTGACACAAATGGAGACGCCACAAAGGCTGTGACATTTTCTGAATCTTTTCCTGCTGCGCCCACCGCCGTTATTGTTACGCCTATTTTGGCGAGTGGCAATGGCGGTGATGTGAGTATAGTTACTGCAAGTGTCTCCGAGAATGGGTTCACGGCGCAAATAAAAGGTGGACCAGCATCAACAACTGTAAGCTTCTATTGGGTCGCTATATATACAGCTGCGGAGGATTGATAAAAAATGGCAAAATATATGTTTAGAGCTCCTGGGAAGAATGAAAAATTAGTCTTGCCAAATGGTCGTAGATTCGAGTTTCGTGACCACATCTGCATTGTGGATAACGAAAAAGATGCTGAGATTCTCAGAAAGTACTATGAAGAAGTAACTGAAGACGAGTTGAAGTTGCAAGAAGAAGCCCCCGAGGCGGCATCTGTACTCTCACAAATCAAAAAGATGCCCCTTGATAGTCTTGCGAAGCTGGCAAAGGAAGTTACAAAGATTGCAAAGGTTGCAGAAAAAGGTGCAAGTGTAGCAAAGGCGACTACTGAAGCTGGGAAAACCGTAGCTAAAGTCGTCACGAAGAAATAGCTTCGTACCCAATTTTTTTATACTTTTTTGCTTAAACCCAAAAAACCTAAGGGGGTCCTACATTGGGTCTTTGTACATATTCTGATGTTGAAAATCTTTTAGGAGCTACTTTTTCAACCGAGGAACAAACAATCATAAACGACCTAATCGAAAAAGTCTCAAATTTCATTGAGGAGTACTGTGGACGAGATTGGCAAACACACTCGAATGAGATTGAGTATCACGACGGCGAGGGTAAAGGTCACAACACGATTTTTCTCAAGAAGTATCCTGTCACGGCCGTGAACTATGTGAAAGAAGATGGAGTGACATTGACAGAAGATGAGAATTACATTTGGTACAGCGATGGGCGACTCATCAAAGTTTCAAATGGATATGAAAATCCTGAAACTTGCTATTGGACCAAGAAGCGCAAAGCAATAGAAGTTAGTTACGATTGGGGCGTCTCAAGCGTTCCTTCAGCTGTAAAAAACATTTGCGCGAACATCGTCGCGAGAATGTGGTTGAACCGTGAGAAATTCTCCGAAAGTGGTGCTGCGACAAGCGTCAATTTAAGTGGCGTGAGCGTCTCATATGAGGTTCAGAAATTCATCACCGATGAAGACAAAATTGTTTTGAACCTGTTTAGGAGGGTGTTCACGGGATGACTATCACTACTGCCAAAACATTGAGTGGGTTTCTCAGAAAAATTGGCAAGACTGCAACTCTAAAGAAGAAGGATACAGTTGTGTATAATGATTACGACGAAGTTGATTATGACAACACTACATATACTGAAACCACAATCGAGATATGGTTGGATCCAGCACAAGGATACGAACAAGAAAGGCCACGAGAGGGTGTGGATGTAGGTCCTACTGAGAAAGAAGTGATTACACTAGATACAACAGCTGATTTCGGTGATCTACTAGTTATCGACAACGAAACATATGAGATAATCAAAAAGACGCGTGTAACCTATCGTGGCCTTGATTTTATCAAGCTAACTATCAAGGAGCGTGTTATGACATAATGAAGACCGAGAATAAAATAATTGTAAAAGTAGATAATTTGAAGAACTTTACAGCAAGTATACAAGAGACAATATCCAATGCATTATTAGAGCTAGGATACAGAGTCGAGAAACGCGCAAAACAGATGTGTCCCGTGAATACAGGGAGACTTCGTGCTTCAATTCACACGGCGCAAATCTCACCAGCCGAAGTCGTTGTCGGTACCGATGTAGCGTATGCACCATATGTCGAGTATGGCACCTTGCCTCACAAACCTCCCTATGAACCCATCGCAAGATGGGCACATCTTCACAAACTTGACGAGGCGGTGTGGGCAATCATTCAGAGCATAGCACAAAAAGGTACACAGCCGAAACCATACTTACGACCAGCTTATGAAGCTACAAAACCAGAAGTAGCTCCTCTTATCGCTCAAAGATTGAGCGAGGTGACTAAAAAACCCGTAAAGATAAGGTGATAAAAAAATGGCATTTTCAATTCTTGATATTGCAAAATATTTGACAAATGCGGACATACTGTTGCTTGTAGCAACAGTCACAGGTGCAATCTACGGGATCTACGGGATTTACAAGAAGAAACACAAGTTTTTCTTTGAGTGGAACGAAGGAGAAGATGCAGTACGACTCGGGTTATTCTTTAGCATTATAGTTTCAGCCTTTGCTGGGTTTATCCCAGCTGCGTGGTTGTCAAAACTGCCAGACGGTGTTGATCTACCTACTGCCGTTATTATCGCTGTTATGTGTGCTACAATGGGCCCACCGTTGGCAGTCAAGATTTTAACACGATTTCGGGCAACACTACAATTTGCATTTGCCCATCCTATTGATTTCCTACTAGGGCGATGGAATCGGGAGGATATCGACAAGGCATCTCATACAAAACCCGTTTCCGTGATGACAAACAGAATACAAGAAGATCTCAAGACCCAGGTCAAGCAATACAATGAAAGTCGAAATGCATTTGTTAGTTTATTGTTTCGACTTGCCCAAGACAAACCAATATTCGACGAAAGTGTTGCCGAAAAAATAGCAAGCAATCTCCCAGAATTGCCCGATTTTGAACAAGTTGAAAAGGCACTTCAGAAATACAAAGAAGAATATGTTGCATTGCAGAAGGGAGATACAGCAAAGCTTATACACATCTTGCAGAAGCAAAAATTGATTATCGATCATCTGGAGAAGGAAAATGAGAAATACAGAAAACAAACAGATCCCCGACGGCAATTACTTATTAAGCTTGTCACGGCTACAATAGGAGCCGCCGCGGGGTATGTATTACAGCTCTTAACGGTGGCGATGGGCTAATGACACTAGTAGAAAGTTTTTTAGAAGGAGCTGAATGGCTCGCAACAAACACAACAAACCTTTTCAGTTTTCTGAGTGGTACACAATTACCCACAGCTGTGGGATATATCTTCATCATACTCTTGATTGCCACATTAGTGTATTTTGGCCTGAAGTTTGTCGAGTTGATATTGCGCTATATGCTTTATATTTCGTGGGCTATCTTCATACTCGCCCTCGTTGTTCTCTCACTAGGAGGTTGATGTAGAAATGCAAGTTACACCAGAGATTTGGAACATATTGATGATTGAGCTGGGGGTTGTTCTGACAATCGCCACTCTCATCGTGGGCTTTTTCGTCATTCGCAAGTTTCAAATGAAAAGCCCCTTCTACGAGCTTGGAAAACAAGTCGCTGAGACATACGCTAGCGAAACTGTGACAATATTGCGAAAATTCGATGCGTTGCGTAAAGAGCTTTTGCGTCGCGGTTTTGAGATTCCGAAACTGACAGAGCTACGTGAAGAGGAGATTCCAAGCATTCTTGAAGAAATAGACAAAAAGATGGAGGAGTTGGGGCTTGCCGAAACTACCGCAACTAAAATTGCCGAGACTTCCAAGTAAAAAACATACTGTATCTGAAAAACAGTTAGAGCAGTACATAACGATATTGCAAGCGTTACGTGACACGATTGTAGAACTATATCACGACAAGCAGATAACTATGAAAGCCCGAGACAAGCTACTCTCGCTGATTCCAGAACTACCAGACGAAAAAACAGTATAACTGTAAATTTTTTCACTTTTTCTGTTTTTACAACTTCTTTATTATTATCTTGTTGCACTACTATATTTGAGGCGACATCAAGCGAGATGTCGTACTATCCCAAGCGCGGGGTTTTGAATGTCGATTAGTTCAGATACTTTGATACACGATGTCACGGTATATATACGTGATCTGCTTAGAGATAATATAACAGACCCTAAACAAGCTACTCGCCCATCTGACAGTCGTTTTATCACCACAGCCTACCCTTCTAGATCCGTGTTTTTGCCACATATTATTGTATATCAGGTTGGTGGCAATCTTATACGGCTGGGAGTACCAAATCTACTTTTTACATATAGCGTTGTTTACACAATTGACGTACTGAGCAAAAGTATGAAGGAGTGCGACGAACTTACCGACAGCGTGATAAAAACACTAAAAGATAACGCAAATACACTCCGCGATGTTGGGTTGTATAATATGAAAATAGAGAGTATAACTGATAATCCTGTTGATGAAGAAACACACAGAAAAACCATACAAGTAAGTTTTAGCACCTACGCGTAAAAGGTGATTAGAAAATGAAAATAAAGTTAAAAGAACCTTACACCGCCTTTAGCAACGCTTTCATAAAAATAAAACAAGGTGAAATAAAAGAAGTGGATGCGAGAGCGGTGTGGGTACAAATCCTATTAAAAAATAATATTTTAGAAGAAGTACAAGAAAAAAAAGAAAAAAAAGGTGTGAAAAAGAAAAAAGGAAAGTGATAAAAAATGCCATTACGAAACATCTGGCAAGTAGGATATGGTGAAGAAACAACCTATGGGGTCGCTGTGGCCCGTACTGATTGGCTCGGTATTGTACAGAATTTTAATGGCGAAATAAAGCGTAATTTGTCGCAGTTATACCACGGTAACTTACGCGAGCCCTATAAACTCGTAAAAGGGCAAAAGGATATAAATATCAGTATGGAGCTATTTCCGCAAAACGGAAAAATACTAAAATATGTTTTTGGAAAAGTGACAACAACGGGTACAGGGCCTTATACACATACAATTGAGATTGATAATGCCTTGCCTTCTCTAACTATTGAAGCCGCCCATACCCAAGACAACTTCACAGAAATATATGCGGGCGCAAAAGTAAACCGCTTGCAACTTGACGCGACTGTCGGCGACCCACTTAAACTTTCACTTGAGCTAATTGCTAAATCCGTAACAAAAGATACCACGGTAACTTCTCTAACTGAAGTAACTACTGACCCTTACACGTTCGAGCAGGGAGTTGTGTATGTTGACGGGGTACAAGTAGCAAACGCGAGAAGTCTATCATTTACTTTTGAAAACGGCCTTGCGCCTATATTTGTGCTCGGTAGTGACGAACTTACAAACCTTCTAGCAAAACGCATAAAATACTCTGTTTCTCTTGAGCTTATACCCGAGGACAGTACATATTTCGATATGCTTATCGCTGATACTCTTGCCGAGTTCGACGCCTACATACTATTTACACGTGGCGCAAACGATACAATCAAATTTCTGTTCAACAATTGCAAGATTGATACAGGCAAGATCCCGAAAACAACAGGCGAGGAAAATGTTGTACAAACTCTTGATTTTCTACCGAAAAATGTT